CAATGGTGATCGTGCCGGCCGTCGCATCGGCTGCTTTGGCCGTGTATTTGCCCGTCTCGACGATACCGCCCGGCAGGCCGGCTCCTGTGGGCGTGTATTCGAATGCCGAAACGTCCGCGAGCGTTTGCGCCCCGAGCCCGAAGATGTTGACCGATGGCAGCTTGATATACAGCGGGATGCCGACATATTCGTTCGGCAAATCGAATTCGAAGATCGCGGCGTCGAGTCTCGCAAATTCCGCATTTGCAGGGTGCGCCGAAATCGTCGTGCCGTACATTCCCCGCTCGAGCCCGGTCAGCTGATAATGTGATGGATTGCCGTAGGTGTAACTGAATTGCAGCGACGACGCCGGCTGAAACCCGAAGCCATAAACGCCCGGCGAAACCAGCACGTATTGGTGTGCGCCCGGGTTCGAAGAAACTTCGGTGTAAGAGATGAGGCCGTCCGTGACCTCGATGTTTGTAAGGAACGTCTGCGCATGATCGACCACAATCTCATAAGGCGCGATTGCCGGGACGGTATGCACTTCTCCGCTGGCCGTGGCATCTATCAGCGTCGCCGTGACGTAGGAGATCAGCTCCCCGTCGACATAGCAGAGCGTCCGCCCCGCTTGCGCGTCGGACAGCGAGCCGGAGGAAAGCACACCCTGGCTTTCGCTGAGATCGACGGTCAGCGTGTTCGTATTGTCGGGGTTTGCACCCGAATAGGTCGGCAGGATTGCCGACAGAATGCCCATGCGCGACGGGCCGTTGATGGAGCCGATCTGCTCATAATTGTCGTTGTCGACGCTCACCCAGATGTGGCAACCGCCCCAATTGGGATCGAAGCCGTTGACGTTGGCGACGATCTGGCCGCCGCACACCGCCATCCAGATTTGCGCGTTTGAAACCAGTTGCGACGTGGGTTCGAAGATCACCGGCGTATTGACGGGTGTCGCCGCGACGGACGGGTTTGGAACCGACGACGTGCTGACCTGCTTGGAATAGAGCTGCGCCGTCGAAACGCCTTGCCGAAACTCCTGCGCCGTGAGGGTCAGTTCGCCATTGTCATCTTCCTCGATCGACAGGACGCGATAGGGCGTTTGGATAAGCCCGAGATTGGCGTCCGTCAGCGTGATCATATCCATGGGCTCAAGCAGGCACATCGTCTGGTCAAGCTTGAAGGTGGCAGTGTTCCGCCAGTAGAGCCCTTGCTGAAGGATCAGCTGCGCAATGATGGCGCCGACTTCGACGCCCACGATCTCATGCGCCGTGACGGTCGGCATGATGCGCGGGCCGCCGGAAATCTCGATCGCATTCTGGTCGCGCGCTTCGACGGGCAGATAGGCGAAGAAGCCGTCGGCGCTCGTCACCTCCACGCGCACGACATTGTAGGCGTCGTTGAAATCCGTCCGTGTGATCTGGACGGGATCCTGTGAGGCGTCTCCCAGATAGTCATCATCGTCGAGATCGTAAACGACCGAAAGGTTCGGCACATAGACAACGCCGTTCCCGGAAATCGTCTCGTCGCCATAGGGCACGAATTTGAGCGCGCAACCGCTTAGGTTTGTGCCCCAATAGGCCGCGCAGTTGCAAACCTGCATCCAGCGATCGAGGATGGACGATGCCGTCTCGGCGCTATCCAGAACCGGCGCCATGCCGATACCGAGCGCGCGCAGATAGGTCTGAAGCGAACCGTCCCCGTCCGCCGGCACGTTCACTATCGGATTGCCGGAGGTGTCGAGAATGTCGTGGCCGCTCGTATCGAGGATCGGCTGGTTGCCCGGCGACAGCAGGCTTGCGGTATCGATTGACGACGCCGGAAAGCACGGCACGCCATATTGTGCGTTCGTCAGCATGTCCTGGATCACCAGCGCCATGTCGGCAGTCGGGATGCCGTCCCAGATCGAAAACGCCGCGTCGATGATCGGATAGACGGTCGTCTGGATCGCGTTCGGCGTGCACCATGTCGCCCGGAAGTAATTGTCGTTCTGCGTGTTCAGGCTAAGCCTGACCGTGAGCATGTTCTGGTTTGGAACGCTGGCGCTTTCGCCCAGATCGTAATTCTCGACCGCGACGATGGCGGTTCCCGGATAGCCATAGGCGCTGCCCGGAAAGTTCGTCACCATGTAGGACCATGGCTCCTGCTCCGGATAGGTGCCCGGGATCAGGGTCATGTTGAGTTGACTTAAGGTCTCCTGCTGGTTCGTGTTGACGAGGACAAGCGGGATGCTGTCGACAAGGCCTTCGCAGAGCGCGAGTTCGAGGCTGGCGCTGTAATCCAGTCCCCCGCCTTTGCCGCCGCCTTTGCCGCCGGACGAGGATTTGTGACCGGAAAAATTGACGTATTCAATGAGGTTCGTGCCGAGCTTGCCCGCGCCCCACAGAATCGGGACCGGCATTGTGTTGACGGCGACATTGAGCTGCACGCCGGTATAGGCGGGCCATTGCTCGCTGTCGCTGCTTGCGCCGAAACCCATGGGTCACCCTTCGTGGCGCGCGAAGAGCGCGCACCTCAGGATGACGGATTCAGTGCGCGTCATGCTGAGGTGCGACCGGAGGGAGCCCCGAAGCACGCATTTTCCAATACGAAAAGAAACGCTTCTCGACGACTTCGTATTTCCCCTGCAGCCCGACATTGTCTTCCAGCACCATGCGAGCCTGCGCGAAGGCATGAATGACCTTGGGCCACGTTGTCACGATGCCGCCATGCGCGAACAGCCGGCCGATCTTGCACAACACGATGTCGCCGGGTTGCGGCGGAGTGAAAATCTCGCGCGTGTATTTCAGCACGCCGTCGAGATACATCTCGCTGTCGCGGTGCAGGAACCATGTCTTCGAATAGGGCCGCGGGTCGATTGGTTCGATCAGCCCCGTATCGGCGAACACGCGAACGAGCAGCATCAGACAATCGACGCCGCCCTTCTTGCGGTCGCCCATATGTTGATAGGGCGTCCTGATCCAGGTGCGCGCTTCGCCGACGATGGCGGCGCGTTGCGCGGCTTCGAGCGCGTCCATTAAAACGCCGTCGCAGGCGGCGGCACATTTGGATAGCCGCGGAAATGCACGAGGTTGTTGAACGTCGCACAGCCGCCCGCGCCCGTCGTGTGATTGCAGCCGGGATAGGCGTTGAACGTGTCGCCCGGTTGCGGCGCCACCGGAAGCGGATCGATCACCACCAGCGTCGAGCTTCCCGATGCTTTCAGATTGGCGGTAAAGCCGTTCAGCGCGCCGCTCGTGAAGGTGATCGTGCCTTCGTAGAAATAGTCGGCCGCTTGCGTGTTGGTCCAGTTGATCGTGATGTTCGTGCTGCCGGATGCGACCGTGCCGGCGACGGCAAAGCTCGATTTGACGAGCGCGCACCCGGCATCGAAGAGGATATGGATGCAGCCCGCCTGATAGATGTTGCGCGGAAAATCGATGTCGAGCAGCACGAGGTCGGACTTGACCTTCAGCTGGGCTTCCACACGACCGATCTTGTCGATCGACGAGATCCGGCCATGAAACAGCGCCACGGTGCCGATCGGCGGCGCACCCCAGGCATAGAGGAACGCGCGATCGCGCTGCAGGAACGCACCATCGAACAGGCCTTGACGCAAAGCCTGCAGGAACGGAACGCCCTCCACCAGCTCGGCCGAGGACCCGAAGCTTGCCGACGGAACGCCATCCGTCGCGAGCAACATATCTCCCAGCTCACCGGTGCCGAGATCGCCGCTTGCGGCCGTGCTTGCCGATTGCGCGAAGGTCGGCGGAGTCAGACAGGAAATCGTCACATCCTGTTCGTCGACATCCATCCCGATCTTGATGGAGTATTTGAGCCCGCTGATCCGGATGGAGTTCGCAAGGAAGGTCGCAATCGGCGCTTCGCCGGCCGCGCCCAGAACCATCGATCCGAGATTTCCCAGGCTCAGAAGCGAACTGTCGAGATTCGCAGTGTCGTAATTGTAGAAGCTGACCGGCACGTCCGCGTTGCAATAGCGATAGACGTTTCCATTCGCCAGCGTGAACGTGAAGCAATCGACGGCAATGATCTGC